ATCCCCGTCAACCAACATGTCGTAGGGGCGTTTGATAACCCCCATTGTTGCCATGACGACTGCGCACATGATCAACGAATTGCCCATGCCCGTGTTAAAATCCCCGCTGGCTCTTCCGCCTTCCCTGGAAAATTTTACCCCATTAAAGGTTTTACCCTCATTAAACAGCTGGTAACTCAGTGCCTTCTGCAAATCGGAGTCTCCTCGATAAGCCTTCAGGTAAACTGAGTGTTCCAGTTCCAATTGCTCCTTCGTGATATGTGCCTCGAAAGAACTTCCGTCAACCTCAAAAACAACGCAATCCGCAAAGCCTCGCATTTTACGAGCTATCAGATTCGCACGTTGGACTTGATTCAGACCCTTTGCTACCACACGTGAGTTTCCGACACAGGAAAGAGCCTCTGACTTAAGGTTACCCCAAAGCCAATGTTCAAACGGCTTAAGCCAACTGGCGATATGTAAGTTGTACCTCGGTGATCTCGGAAAAATCATCCTCGGCTTCGAGACAACATCCACCCGCACCTTTTCGGCTTTCAAAAACGCCTTGATTTTGGTATCCCTAGAACAAACAGGACCCTCATCTATTAGCGACGCTTTTGCCTCCAAGTATCTCCTGCGCAGAGCACCCGTGTAAGAATGCGCAGTCTCATCATAACCCCACTTTTGACCACCATACCGGGAGGCCACATTTTTCAGACGCCCGAAGGCTCTCCGTAAATGTGCTCTGCCACCCTCGGCTGGCCCGGGTGTGGGTTTCAAGGAACGCGTGACCAAAGCACGAACCTCGTTGTGGTAGCAATTTGCATGTACGGCGGGTACCCAAGTTCCCCTAACCGGACATGGAATTGCAGTTGTCATCGTCCGTTTGCTTTCACAGCTATGGTTACATCCTATATCCAACTCAGCATCTTTGCGTATACTCACCTCTGACTCCCCTACGCAAAGACCTTCTAGTTTCACCATGCTGTCCTAAGCAGATAACACGTCTAAGTCAGCCATCGCGTGCTCAACGGTAGAGATTGCGCCGGACTCAAAGGTCGAGCAGGCAAACCCGAATGCTACACTTGATGCGAAGCCTGAAGCTATATCTAAGGTGTTCAGGGACCTTTTCTTGATCCACTCTAAGGCCCTGAACTTCAGGCTAAGTAAGGTTGCAGAGTTCCTCGGTCTGAAGGAACCATATACAACCAAATAACTGACGAGGTCCGGGAAGACAAGCTGGACAGTGCCGTCTTCGATCATGAGCTTAAGGTAAGTAAGCTCGCCGGAACCTTCTTCGTCCGTGTTTGTGGGAATGGACCCTATTGCTAAGATCCTTACTCCACCTTTGTGACAAGCTGCCATAAATGCCGCAGCAGGATTCGTATGTTCCTCAGGGAGGTCTGGTGTCCACCGCCTTCGGAATAACTTGTCCGTTTTGCTGAGCCGAGCTAAGGACTCCAAGCATTTAGTCAACCTGCCCCTTGGGCGCAGTCTGGGGTTTGACAATCCCCGTGCCGTATTTAATGCACAATTCTCCCCTGTGTTGAATTCCCACTCTAGCAACACATCTGCTTGGCCCCATATGACCCGGGAGATCAGGTCACATAGCTTGTCTGTAACAATTCCAATGGTCACCACCGCGACCCAAACTGTTGTGATTACAGCTGCCAGACAAAAACAGCCGGTGAAAATTTCT